CGAGCAGCGCAAGCCCAAGCAGGAAGACAACACCGAGGAACTGCTGGCAACAGGCTTCGGCCCTGAATGTCACCTCGATGAGGCTGACCCCAACTACATGACACGCACTGTGATCTGATGACCAAGCTCTGCGACGCCGACTATCTGCTGCACTCCAGCTGCTCTGCCTGCGAGGCAGACATCCGCTGGACTGAAGACATCCACACCCTGCACCTGGATCAGGGTGACGTCAAAGATCTGATCGGCACCATGCTTGATCGGTATGAACAGATCACTGGCGACAGCGACGTCGTCATGTGCTTCAGCGATTACCCAACCTTCAGGCACGAGGAGCACCAGGACTACAAGGCCAACCGAGTCGGACGTCGCAAGCCCCTTGGCTACAGGGATCTGCGCATGTGGATGATGGACAACTTTGAAAGCCGCGTGCTGCCTGGCCTTGAGGCGGATGACGTGATGGGCCTGCTGTCCACTAACGGCACAGTCGACTCGCCGGTCATCGTCTCGCCAGACAAAGACATGCGCACTATCCCTGGTCGACTGCTGGCCAAGGATGAGGTTGAGCTGATCACTCAATGGCAGGCCGACAGGGCATGGATGATGCAGACCCTGACTGGCGACAGCAGTGACAACTACCCAGGGCTCAAAGGTGTTGGCCCCAAAGGTGCAGAAAAAATACTTGGCGACAGCGTCACGCTTAAGGACATGTGGCCCAAAGTTGTAGCGGCCTTCCAAAAGGCAGGCCTCACCCTGAACGATGCTGTGCTCAACGCACGGCTGGCTCGGATCCTGCGTGATGGTGACTATGACCTGAAGGCTGGCCGGGTCCTGCTTTGGGATCCATCTACCGACCCTTGCCTCACCACCAATGGATGACGACCTCTGGCCACCAATCGACGAGTCGATCCTCAAGCGACTAGAAGAGACTTACCCCGAACTTTGTCCAGAAGAAAACTGGACTGATCGACAGATCTGGATTTACGTGGGACAACGCAACGTGGTACGCATGTTGCGTTCCATTTATCTTGAGCAAAACGAGGCCTGACCTATGTGCGGCGGTGGCGGTGCTCCCTCTCCTCCTGACAACAGCGCTCAAATAGCGCAGCAGCAGGCGCAGATGGACGAACAGAAGCGACAGTTTGAAGTCCAGCGGGCTGAGCAACAAGCCCGCTACGAGGAGCAGAAGCGCATTGCTGAGGCGCCTCCAGCGCCTGCGCCTAACCCAACAGCACAGGCTCCCACCCCTGCGTTGGAGATTGCCCAAGCACCCAGCCCAACCCAGCGCACTGCTGGTTATGGACGCAAGCGCATGCGGGCTGACATCCCTGGCAGCGCAATCGGTACATCCCTCGGCATCGTCGTCTGATAAATGGATCTCCGTCTGACTAGCAGCGTCGACCGTCAGTCCAAGCCCTATGGCATGGATGACGACATGACGGCTGCCGCCCGTTATCACTCGCTGGTCAGCAACAGGGATCCTTTCCTGCAGCGGGCCCGTGACTGCAGCAAAGTCACAATCCCAGGCTTGATCCCCGATGAAAACTTTGGGGATCACGGTCGTCTTAAGACGCCGTATCAAAGCCTGGGCGCCCGGGGTGTGAACTACTTGGCCAGCAAACTGCTGATCACCCTGTTCCCTCCCAACTCTGCGTTCTTCAAGCTGGAAGTCGACAGCCTGGCATTGCGCGTCATGGACGCTGGGCCAGAGATCAAGACAGAACTGGACACTGCCTTGGTCAAGGTTGAGCACGCTGTCATGCAGGTGCTTGAAACCGCCAACGGCAGAGCCTCAATGCACGAGGCGTTCAAGCATCTGCTGGTTGGAGGCAATGCTCTCCTGTACGTCTCGGAAGATGGGATCCGCGTTATTCATCTGGATCGTTATGTCCTGTGTCGTGATCCCATGGGGCACGTCACTGAGATCGTGGTGGAAGAAGAGGTCTACCCCGAAGCTCTCCCTACCGGCTTTCTGCCAGACGACGACGAGGAAAAGGAACAGGAGTACAGCAGCGGCCCGATCAAGAAGACCGTAAAGCTGTACACCCGGGTCGAGTACGAGAACGGCAAGTGCCATTGGTATCAAGAAGCCAAGGGCAAAGAGATCCCTGGCACCCATGGCATGTGCGACGAGGAGCACTCGCCTTGGATTCCCCTGCGGTATGACCGCATCGACAGCGAGGAGTACGGCCGCGGCTACGTCGAGCAGTATTACGGCGACCTGACTGCACTTGAATCTCTGTATCAGTCAGTGCTGGAGGGCAGTGCTGCCGCGGCCAAGATCCTGTTCTTGGTCAACCCCAATGGCACCACCCGCCCTCGCACCCTGGCCAATGCAGCCAACGGTGCGATCGTGCAGGGCAACGCCAACGACGTGACCGTCATCCAAAGCCAGAAGGCCCAGGACCTGAGCATTGCAAGCGGCACCATTGATCGAATTGAGAACCGCCTTGCCTTTGCCTTCTTGCTGAACACTGCAATTCAGCGGCCTGGTGAAAGGGTGACTGCGGAAGAGATCCGCTACATGAGCCAAGAGCTAGACGCTGGCATCTCTGGCCTGTACTCAATCCTGACCCAGGAACTACAGCTACCCCTGGTGCGTCGCCTGATGTATGTGTTGCGCAAGCAGCGCAAGCTGCCGGCGTTCCCCAAGAGCAGCGAGAACGGTCAGCCCCTGGTGAATCCCAAACCTGTCACTGGCCTTGAGGCAATCGGCCGCGGCGATGACAGGAACAAGTTGATGGAGTTCATCATGACCGCACAGCAGGCGCTGGGTCCTGAGATCATGGCCAGGTTCTTGAACATCGACGAGGCTCTGCGTCGCCTTGCAGCAAGCGGATCCATTGACACCACCAACCTGGTGAAAACCAAGGAGCAACTTGAAGGCGAGGCAGCTGCTGCACAAGAGCAGCAAACCCAGGCCCAGCAAATGCAGATGCTGATGCAGGGCTTGAAGTCGCCAGCATTAGCCCAAGTGGCTAATAACTACACACAACCTGGAGCCCCCTATGGCCCGCAGTTCTCAGAAGAAACAGGAGCCCCTGGCCCCGTCCCCAACAGTGTCCCCAACGGAATCCAACTCCAAGCTGGGGGCCCAGCCGGTCCCACTGGCGAGCTTGGGGCAGGAGCCGTCGAAGGTCCCGCCACACCCGGTATCTGACGTCATCCAAATTGGCGTCATTCCCGAAAGCCAACCTGTCCCCGTCGAGCGCCCAACCGTGAGCGTCGACGACAAAGGAATCATCCAAATCAACTGAGGTCTTTATGCCTGAAGCAATCACCATCAAGCAAGATCCAACCCCAGCGTTCTCAACAGAAGACCAAGCACAGCTGAACCCAGACGACAAGATTGAGCTGCAGGGTGAAGAGCCCCGCCTGCTGGCTGGTAAGTACAAGTCACCCGAAGACCTGGAGAGGGCTTACAAGGAACTGGAGAGCAAGCTCGGCCAGTCCAAGTCTGAAGCCCCTGAACCCCAGGAGGTCGAAGCAACCGACGACGAGGTCGAACAGGTTGAAGCTGAAGCAGGTGATGCCAAGGAGATCTACGGCGACTACATCGGCAGTCGCCTAGAGGAAGCCGGCATCGACTTCGGTGACATGAACACCCGCTGGCAACAGACGGGTGAGCTAAGCGAAGCGGACTACGGGGAACTGGAAGGCGCCGGCTTTACCCGGCAGATGGTGGATGCCTACCTGGCAGGCCTGCAGTACACCGCTACGCAAGACAACGAGCTGGCTGCTCAACAGATCACCAGCATCAAGTCGCAGTACGGCGGTGAAGAAGGCTATGCAGCCATGACTCAGTGGGCAGCGGAAAACCTGTCAGAGTCTGAGATCAATGCCTTCAACAAGCTGGTCAATACCAGTGACCCAGACCAGGCACGGCTTGCAGTTGCTGGCCTTTACAGCCAGTACACCAATGCCAATGGCCGTGAGCCCAAGCTGCTAGGTGGGCGCGCACCCAAGGCTGGTGGCGACAAGTTTGAATCGACGGCCCAGGTGGTCGAGGCTATGTCTGATCCGAAGTACCAGGCCGACCCTGCTTTCCGAAGAAAGGTTCAAGAAAAACTTGCACGCTCAAATGTTCTCTAGCCTTTGCGCAGAGGAGACGAGGGGCCCCCGCAAGGGGGCTTTTTCTTTGGTTATAGACGTGCTTATCATTCAGAGACCTAGACCTTCTCACGGAAGCGACGGCCCTCTGCGGAGGATACCCCCAGTGGAAGGAGGCGAGGTCGGGGTGAACACCCAACTTCTCTAGGAGTCCAGCAATGGCTGCCCCTAACTTTGACGCCTCGCGTCTTGGCCTCGTCAATAACACTGGCGTCGCCACCGATGCACTTTTCTTGAAAGTCTTTGCCGGGGAGGTGCTGACCGCCTTCCGTAAGGCGACGGTATTTGAAGCACTTCACACCGTTCGCACTATCTCTTCCGGTAAGTCCGCCCAGTTCCCGATCATCGGTCTGGCTTCGACTGCGTATCACACCCCCGGCACAATGCTGACCGGGTCGCAGATCAAGCACGCTGAAGCTGTCGTCAACATCGACGACAAGCTGGTGAGCCAAGTCTTCCTGGCTGACATTGATGAAGCCAAGAATCACTACGACGTGCGGTCGCAGTATTCGGTTGAGATGGGCAACGCCCTGGCCTATCGCTTCGACCAGAACGTCGCAGCGATGATCGCCAAGGCTGCACGTACTGCAACCAACTTCAACACTGATCTGCCCGGCGGCACCCAGATCAACATCACCGCCGCTTCCAAGGCCGCCATCACTGGCGCTCAGCTGGCAACCACGTTGTTCAGCGCAGCCCAGAAGATGGACGAGAACAACCTGCCCTCGGATGGCCGCTATTGCGTGCTGCCCCCTGCGCAGTATTACAAGCTCGTCCAAGAGACCAGCGTGATCAACCGCGACTGGGGCGGTGCTGGTGCTTATGCAGATGGCACCGTGCTGCGTGTGGCTGGCATCGACATCGTCATGTCCAACCACCTGCCCACCACCAACCGCTCTGCGGTGACTGGTGAGAACAACAGCTACGACGCCAACTTCACCAACAGCGTCGGCCTGATCTTCAACAAGCAGGCTGTCGGCACCGTGAAGCTGATGGATCTGAAGATGGAGCAAACCGGCTCCGACGTGCATGCCCTGTGGCAAGGCACCTTCATGGTCGGTTCCATGGCACTGGGCACCAACGTCCTGCGCCCTGACTGCGCCATCGAGATCACCACTTCCGTCTGATCCACCTGGGGGGCCACGGCCCCCCTTTTCCTTTTACTGGGAGCTTCGCCATGGCTATGGCCCGCACGTCATTACTGGAAGCCGTCAACCGCGTGCTGCAGATGATGGGCGAAGCGCCCGTCAACAGCTTGCAAGGCCAGTTCCCCCTGGCGAAGCAGGCGGAAGACGCGATCACCGACGTCAGCCGCAAACTGCAGGCCGAGGGCTGGTCGTTCAATACCGACTACGAGCGCACGCTGGTGCGCGATAACACCAATCAAATCCTGGTTGGCGACAACGTGAGCCGTGTCGTTGTCGACCCATACCTGTACCCGTCGCTTGATGTAGTGCAGCGCGGGGCCAAGCTGTATGACCGTCGCAACAAGAGCTATACCTTCACCACTGACCTGGTCGCTGACGTCACCTACATCCTGGAGTGGGATGAGCTGCCCGAGCATGCGCGCCAGTTCATCACGGTCAAGTCAGGCCGCCAGCTGCAGGAAGCAATCGTCTCGTCTTCGGAACTGACTCGCCTCAACTTGACTCTTGAGCTTGAAGCTCGCAGCCAGTTCCTGGAGGAGGAGACCACAAAGAGCGAGCACAGCATGCTCCGTGGCAATCCGAACCATACGGGTGTATTGAGGACCTATCTGCCCAGCCGTGCGATTGCGCGTTAAGCCATGCCACTCGTTAGCAGCACGATCCCGAACCTGATCAACGGGGTCAGCCAGCAGCCGGCCGCACTGCGCTTGGCATCTCAGGCCGAGTCAGTCATCAACTGCATGCCAAGCCCTGTTGAGGGCCTGAAGAAGCGGCCTCCGATGTACCACCTGGCCCGCATGTTTGCCGGGTCAGCTGGCGCCACGCGGCCCTTCGTCCACATCGTTGATCGAGACGGGGCGATCCGCTACCTGGTCTTCATCCAGGACGGGCAGATCAGAGTCTTTGACCTGAACGGTGTGGCTCAAACGGTCACAACGCCTGACGGTGTCGGCTACTTAAACATCAATAACGCCAACAACCCGTCGTCTCAATTCCGGGTTGCATCGGTTGCCGACGTCACGTTCATCGTCAACCGAGAGGTGACGGTGGCAATGGCCAACACCACCTCGCCCACCTGGGGCACCAGGTCCATGGTGTTCTGCCGGTCGGCTGACTACGCAACCACCTATCGGATTACGGTCAACAGCACCACTGTCAGCTACACCACCGCCAATGCTGGCGGCGCCGCGCCTGACACGGTGACCATTGCCAGCAACCTGGCCAGCAGCCTGTCGTCTGCCCTTGGTGCTGGCTGGACGATCAGCGCTCAGGACTACATCGTCAAGATTCAAAAGAACGACGGCGGTGATTACACCCTGTCGGCAACTGACAGCCGAACAGCTGAAGGCATCGTTGCGCTGAAGGGCACCACGGACAGCATTAGCGACCTGCCCTTACTGGCTGAGCACGGGTTCATCATCAAGGTGCAGGGCACTGCGTCCAGCGACTTTGACGATTACTACGTTGAGTTTGAAGCCAATGCCGGCAGTGGCTTTGGCCATGGCACCTGGCGTGAAACCGTTGCGCCAGGCATTGAGTTTGAGTTCAACGCCGCAACGATGCCGCATATCTTGCGGCGCAATGCCAATGGGACGTTCACGTTTGAGCAGTTCGACTGGTCCGGTCGGATTGCTGGTGACGTGAACAGCGCGCCAAACCCCAGCTTTGTTGGCAGCACAATCCAGAACGTGAACCTGTTCAGAAACAGGCTTGCCTTCTTGGCAGATGAAAACGTGATCCTCTCGGCGGCCGACAGCTACGACCGCTTCTGGCCCGAGACGGTGCAGACCGTTATCGACAGCGACCCGATCGACATCAGCACTGGCGGCACGGAGATCAACTTCCTGGTGAGCAGCCTGGCCTTTGCCAACACGCTGCTGCTGTTCAGCCGCCATGGACAGTTCCGCCTTGATAGCGGCACCACCACCCTGGGCTCGCCCCTGACGCCACGCAATGCAACGGTGACAGCCATCACCACGTTTGAAATGCAGGCGGCAGTTGACCCAGTGGGCGTCGGTCGAACCATTTATTTCGCCATCCCCAAGGGCGACTACAGCGGCCTGCGGGAGTTCTATTTGCCAGATGCCAGCGGCCCTGTTCCGTTGTCAGAAGAGGTGACGGCATCAGTCCCGAGATATGTGCCGGGCAACCTCTCAACCTTGGCCGCATCGGTGTCGGAAGACGCGATCGTTGCACTGAGCGCCGACCAGCCTCAGCGCATTTATCTCTACAAGTTCTTCTTTGACGACGACACCAAGCTGCAGTCGGCCTGGTCCTATTGGGATGTGCACGAGGACAAGGCAATCATTGGCGCCGACATCCTCGACAGCGATCTGTACTTGATCATGCAGTACGACGACGGTGTCTACCTGGAGCGCGCTGCGCTGCGGCCAGAGACAGTCGACAGCGGCACCAACTTTGAAATCCTGCTGGATCGCAAGACAACAGAGGCCAACTGCACAGTGGCGTTGACCAACCCTGCCGGCCTGGACGTGCAGTCGACCATCACCCTGCCCTATCCCATTACAGAGATTGAGGCGATGAAGGTGGTTGGCCGCTTCCAAGCAGGTAACACCATCGACCACGGACAGGTGCTGACTCCAATCGGTGGGTCGCTCAATGGAGGCGCAGGTGGCAATGGCACGCTCATTGTTCGCGGCGACCTGACCAGCGCCGACTTCTACGTCGGCGAGGTCTATGACATGACTTACGAGTTCTCTACGCCATACCTGAAGGAGAGCCCGTCAGGTGGTGGCACCGCGATTGCAGCTGGGCCAAGGCTGCAGCTGCGCACATGGACGATCGTCTTTGACGACACGTCGCATTTCGTGCTGCGCATCACGCCGCAAAACCGGGACGCCCAGAACTACTACTTTGAGGGCTACACAATCGGCAGCGGCAGCACGCCCCTTGGCAGCCCTGCCCTGTCGACTGGCAAGTTCCGCGCTCCGGTCTTGGCTCAGAACACCGAGGCCAAGATTGAGATTCTCAGTAGCAGTCCACTACCGTGCAGAGTGCAATCAGCGGAATGGGAAGGGTGGTATCAAACCCGAGCCAGTCGCCTGTGAAGACCGGCTATCAGCGGCCGGCGACACCAGCGGATATTGCTTTCGTTGCTGACGACATGCGTCCAGAGGACGTCGCTGAGGTGAAGGCGCAATCTGGCGCCACGCCTCGCGACGCCCTGCTGTACTGCCTGCTTAAAAGCAAGCCCTGCATGGCGATGGTGGGTCGACACGGCAGTGTTGTTGGCGTGTGGGGTGTCATCCCCGAAAACGAAACGGCCGGCCGGGTGTGGATGCTTGGCCGTCAGGCAATGCTCGATGACGCAGGCGACCGTCGCACGTTCCTAAGGCAATCCAGGATTGAGCTGGCAAAGCTGCAAGCCCAGTACCCGGTGCTGTTCAACGTGGTTGACGCCCGAAATGAAGTGCACGTCAGGTGGCTTCGCTACATGGGCTTTACCTTTATCTGTAAGCATCCAAACTGGGGACCAGAAGGTCGCCTTTTTTACGAGTTCGTGAGGGTCTAAGTATGTGCGGTCCAATCCCAATCATCATGGGCGTTGTCACCGCCGGCCTTGGCATCGCTCAGCAGGCGGCGTCATACCAGCAGGCGCAGCTGGCGACCGAATACGAAAACGCAAATATGCGCCAGCAGTTTGACGTTCAAACGATGCAGGCCGAAGTAGCGAGGACAGAGGAAGACAGGCGAGCCGAAGCACGGGACAGAGAGATAGCGCAAAACGATTTGCTGGCTGCGCTGAGTGCGGGCAACAAGGTGGCGCAAGCCAACCTGCAGCTAATGCAGGAGCGGGAGGCCCTAGGCCAGCAGGCAAGAGAGAAGGCGAAGGAAGCACTGCAGGCGAAGGGCCAGGTCAAGGCACTTG